GACGATTGCTTCTGGCGTTGTTGCTCGGGACACAGCAACTACTGCTTTCACTTCTGGCGGTGTGTTGGGTGTGTTTCTTGGTTGCAGCTACACTGATGCCACGATGGGTAAGGTGTTTCGTCAAAACTGGATTGCTAGCACTGTGGCGTCTGATGCGGTGGCGATTGTTTGTGACGATCCGCAGATGATTTTCCGTGTCGCGTACGTGTCTAGTGGCACCACGGTTACGGGGCTTACCTACGCTAATGCTGTTGGCAAGAATGTGCGAGTGTATGCCAACGACACATCGACAGTTACTTCGGATGCCGCTGTCGGGGCTATTGCCACAACTAGCACGCTTCCGTATCGCGTTATTGATGTGGACCGCGACTCGTGGACTGGTTCTTTGTATTCGGCGCTGTTGGTCACGTACAACTTCGGCAATCATGCATATCAACAAGCCACAGGCACTTGATAGTCGCCACGCTTTAACTACACATACGAGGTAAACAAACATGGCTGCTATTTCTCGTGCACAACTACTCAAGGAACTGCTTCCTGGGTTGAACGCGCTGTTTGGTCTGGAATATAAACGCTACGAAAATCAGCATACAGAACTGTATGAAACTGAAAACTCGGAGCGTTCGTTCGAGGAAGAAGTGAAGCTTTCTGGCTTTGCGTCGGCCCCGGTCAAGAACGAAGGCGCTGCGCTGGTTTACGACAACGCGCAAGAATCGTACATCTCTCGTTACACCCACGAGACGATTGCGATGGGCTTCTCCCTGACAGAAGAAGCGGTTGAAGACAACTTGTATGATAGCCTTTCGGCTCGTTACACCAAGGCGCTTGCTCGTGCGATGGCTTACACCAAGCAAGTCAAGGCGGCTGCGGTCCTGAATACAGGTTTTGCTACCACGGGTGGCGACGGTGTTGCCCTGTTTAGCGCTTCGCACCCGCTGGTCAGCGGCGGCGTCAACAGCAACCTGGGCACGGCTGCTGACCTGTCGGAAAGCACGCTGGAAGCTGCGGTCATTCAGATCAACCAGTGGACCGACGAGCGCGGCCTGCTGTTGGTTGCGAAGCCGAAGAAGCTGGTCATTCCGCCGCAACTGCAGTTCGTTGCTACCCGCATTCTGGAAACAGAAAAGCGTGTTGGTACGGCCGATAATGATCTGAATGCCATGAAGAATAATGGCATCTTCCCGGGTGGTTATACAGTTAACAACTACCTGACCGACACGAACGCGTACTTCATCCTGACGGACATCCCGAACGGACTGAAGCACTTTGTTCGTGTGCCGATGAAGACGGGTATGGATAGCGATTTTGACACCGGCAATGCGCGCTACAAGGCTCGTGAGCGTTACAGCTTCGGCTGGTCCGATCATCTCGGTATTTGGGGAAGCGCCGGTTCCTAAAAATCCTTGTAGATCAAGGATTTACGGATAAGTTCGTTTCCCGACGAAAAAAGAGGTTGCGATACAAAGCCGGACATGATAGATTACGGATTTCTTCACTCCGGGGTCTGTCATGTCTGGCGTCATTTATAAGATCGTTAATCTCGTCACTTCTTCGTTCTATGTAGGAAGTTCCAATCGCGCTTCTACGCGCTTTGTAACTCACCGAAATCGGCTCAAAAGAAACAAGCACCACTGTGCACACCTTCAAGCGGCTTGGAACAAGTACGGAGCTTCAGCATTTGCTTTTGTTGTAGTTAAAGAGTTGGAAACAGATGAGGCGCTGTTTGTAGAAGAGCAAAAGTGGCTAGATGAGCATGTGGGTAAAGAATACTGCTACAACCACTCAAAACATGCGGATACTCCATTTCGCGGGCTTAGTAAAGAAGAACACCCGAGATTTAACAAGCCAAAAGATGATGCAGAGCGCTTGGCAATATCTTCTACACTAAAAGCTTTTTACGCAGAATCTCCCGAGAATCACCCACGGTACGGCAAAACGCATACGGATGAGACAAGGGCAAAGATAAGCGAGAATCGTAAAGGTAAGATGGCTGGAGCGGATCACTACAGATTTGGCAAGCAGCTTTCTACAGAAGTAAAAGCGAAAATTTCAGCAGCGCAGTTAGGCAGGCCAAAAGCGCCTAGAATGCGTACGGAAGAAGGCAAGCAAAAGATACGAGAAGCGGCAGCGGCAGGAAATTACTCGAATTGGACCGGCAAGAAACACTCGGAAGAGTCGAGAGCGAAGATGTCAAAACGCGTTGTTGCAGTTGATCCTTTTGGGCAAGAAGTTGAGTACGCAAGCATAACTAAATTGCGTGAAGAAATGAGCATAACGGCTCCGACAATTACGCGAGCATTGCAGTCGGGAAAAGCTTTGTCAAAAGGGGCTAGGCGTGGTTGGTCCTTTAGGTATATTTAGTTGAGAGGGGCTTCGTGTCCCTCTTTGTCCATCCGAGAATTGAATTAACTGTTGACTGTCTCGGCAGATTTGACCAAACAACAGTTTGAAAGGTCACACAAATGTCTTTTACAACGTTTTCCGGCCCCGTTCGTGCGGGTACTGTCCGTACGGGTGCTTCGCGTAATGCGGGTCTTGTCGTTCTGTCTCAATCGTACGATTCTGGCGATTTGACCGGCGCTACGCAAGCCAACTACGACGTTGCTGCGATGATTCTTCCTGCCGGCTCGCAGATCGTTGACATCACTCACGATCAAGTCGTTGCGGCTACAACCGGCACCACAACAGTTTCCGTGGGCACAGCTTCTGGTGGCGCACAGCTTTCGGCTGCTGTTGCGACTACTGCTGGTGGGCGTTTCCGAGGCACTGCCACCGCCGCTACGCAGCTTGCTTGGCAGCTTTCGACTTCTGCAGATACGACTGTATACATCCGTAATGTGGTTGGTACAGGCACGCTCGGCGCTGGTCGTTTCATCACCACGGTTACATACATCCAACGTTCGCCGGCTGGTTCGCAGCATCCTGCTGGTTAATGGGGGCATCTAATGGATACTGATGTCAAGGCATCGTATCTGACTGCCACAGGAACCGTCTACGCTGCGCCCTCGCGTATTCGTGGCGTGTTCTTGACTGGTACAGGTACTGTCGTATACAGAGACGGTGGCGCGTCAGGCACTACTCTTTTGACAGTGAACAACACAGGCACTACCAATGTGATTGTTCCCGCTAAAGGGGTGCGCTTTTCGACGGATATTCACGCTACGGTTACTGGCGTGACTAGTGTAACTACTTTCTATGGTTAATGCTATGGCTGAATCAAAGAAAATGATGGACCGCGAAATCTCTTTCATGAAGCGCAAGAAGGCGCCTCGTGACATGATCGAGCACGAGGTTGCTGAAAAAAAGTCGATGGGGTATGCTAAGGGTGGCTCGGTTCGTGGCAACGGCTGCGCTACTCGTGGTTTCGGCAGGCTGAGTAAAAATGGCTGAAAGAGTTGGAACAGAAAAGGGGCGCAAAAACTTCCGTAAGGAAGCTTCTGATGCCATGCAAAACACTCGTGACGCCATTAATTTGGCTAACGACTATAGATACGGTCCTTTTCGACACAAAACAGACCCCAAAGAACAAAAAAACATTGATTCCATTGCTTTACAGGCGATAAAGCGGTCTAAAGATTTGGATGAGGCTAGATACGAAGAAGCAGTGGCGAGAAAGAGAACGGAAGATCGCGCTTCGGGCAGTCTCGCAGGAAGCGGCAGAGGGTATGTGAATCCGCCTGAAGTAAAAATGAAGAACGGTGGTAAAGTCCGTGGCTGCGGAGCGGCTACCAAGGGGCACGGTAAGGGGACGATGCGATGACCAAGTCATCCCGCGCGGAAGCAGAGAAGCTCGTTGGCAAGCGCACCGCGTTCCCTGGCGGCAGCAAGCAGTTGAGTCCTAACTTCGTCCCCAAGAAGGCGTCGGACGGGGCTTCCTCAGCGTCTCCAAAACGTGAGAATTTCCTTAACCCCAAGCAGACGCTTGACAGGCGGGAAAAAGAAGCCGGGTTGAAGTGTGGCGGTAAGGTGCGTAGGAAATAATGACAATCGGGCATCGCAACAAATGTACGGCGTTGTGTACAGAGTAGTGAACAGGCTCAACGGCCATAGCTACATAGGGCAAACAAAGACGCTTTTTAGTAAGCGTTGGGCGAAGCACTGTTCAGACGCAAATACAGGTGTTGCGTGGGTATTGGCAACAGCCATACGAAAACACGGTGCAGATACGTTTGAAAACAGCATTTTAGAAGAATGCACTTCTGCAGAAGCGCTGAATGCTGCGGAAATTAAGTGGATTGCGAAACTTAAACCAGAGTACAACATGTGTGCTGGTGGTGGCGGGATCGGGAGTCCGACAGAAGAAGTTCGTCAAAAAATATCGGCAGCACACAAAGGCAAACCAAAAACCGAGGCGTTCAGAAAGCAATTAAGCGAGCGACAGCTTGGCCGGAATTTAGCTGAAGAAACAAAGCAGAAAATACGCGCTTCTACCGTAGGCCGCTTGTTACGAAAAACTCCGCCAACCGAGGCGGAAAAAGCAGCACTTGTTGCACGCAATAAAGCACGTAGAATCCATGCCGAAGTGGATAATGGCGGGTATTACGAAAGTGTCGGAGCGCACACAAAAGATGAGAAAATTTCTGCAGCGCTTAAAAAATGGCACGCAGAAAACCCAGACGCAAAAAGGGGTAAAAACAACCCTAATTTTGGTGTCGCGTTTACAGATGCGCGCAAAGAAAGATATGCAGAACTTTTTTGCGGAGAAAACAACCCGTTTTTTGGCGCAACACATACGGAAGACACTCGTGTTAAAATGAGGCTCGCACACGCGATGCGCCCGGCAGTTACTTGCCCACATTGCCAAAAAACAGGCGCCAATAATAGCATGAAGCGATGGCATTTTGATAAGTGCAGGGAGCAAGCATGACAACTTCAGGCACTGCTGCGTTTAATTTGGATATTATTGAAATAATTGAAGAGGCATACGAACAGTGCGCATTGGAGTTGCGTTCGGGCTATGATCTGAAAACAGCAAGACGTAGCCTTAATTTGCTCGCGTTGGATTGGTCGAACAGAGGATACAATCTTTGGACAGTAGAGCAAGGCGCAATTGCATTGCTTACTGGAATCAGTCAGTATTTGCTACCTGAAGACACGATTGATTTGCTTGAGTCCGTGATTCGCAAAGACGGTATTGACATCGCTATTACGCGTGTCAGTATGGCTACTTATGCGACGATTCCAAAAAAGACTACGCAAGGGCGCCCGGTTCAACTTTGGGTTGATAGACAGACGGTGCCGCGTGTTGTTGTATGGCCTGTGCCTGCTGACGATACATACTCACTGATCTACTGGCGCATGCGCCGTATTCAGGATTCGGGTACGTCTGGTGAGTTGACATTTGATATCCCCCAACGATTTCTTCCGTGCCTTGTTGCGGGCTTGGCGTATAAGATTGCAACCAAGCGCCCCGAAGCGGAATCGCGGCTTGAGCGGCTTAAGGCTGATTACGAAGAAGCATGGAATATTGCTTCAACAGAAGATCGTGAGCGAGTGACGATGCGTATCGTTCCTGCGAGGATGTCGCTGTGACGCAAGGGTTTGCATCAGGTAAGAATTCCCACGGCTTTTGTGACCGTTGTGGATTTCGCTCCAAGTTGTCGTTGATGAAGAAGATCACAGTTAACGAGAAGTTGACTAACATCAAAGTGTGCCCTACGTGTTGGGAACCAGATCACCCACAATATCGTATTGGGCGTGTTGATATGAGCGATCCGCAAGCCTTGCGTGATCCGCGTCCAGATACTGCTTTGGCGAATTCTCGATGAATTACACCGAGCTATACAACGCTGTAGTCGCAGAAACGGAAAACACAGACGAGACGTTTGTGGCGAATATTCCTGTGTTTGTCAAGAACGCAGAGAAGCGCATCTATCAAGCGGTGAAAATTCCGGCACTGCGAAAAAACGCGACGAGTACCACCCAATCGGGAAATTCGTACGTTACACTACCATCTGATTTTTTGTATCCGTGGGAGTTTGCCGTAGTTTCTTCTGGGGAATACTCGTATCTTCTTCCAAAAGATGTCAATTTTTTGAGAGAAGCATATCCAAACCCATCTTCTACGGCGTTGCCAAAGTATTATGCGATTTTCGACGCAGATACGATGCAAGTGGCACCGACTCCGGATGATTTCTACACGGTGGAACTGCATTATTTTTACTATCCAGAAACAATCGTAACGGCAGGAACATCGTGGTTGGGCAACAATTTTGATTTTGTTTTGTTTTATGGCACGCTTGTAGAAGCGGCAGCGTTTATGAAGTCGGAAGATGATGTCTCTAAGACGTATGCTGAACAATACGCAATTAACCTCAAACTGTTGACGCAGTACGCAGGCGGAAACCTTCGTTCTGGTAATTATAGGGCGTAACATGCAAGACGAACCCCTGATCTATACAAGTAAAGGCAATTTGCCGATTGCGTCTTTGACTTACCGACACGAATGGTTGGAAGATGACGTGGCAATTACCTTTGTCGAAGAATACTCTCTTAATGGTGAAATTGTTAAGAAGAGTGCACATGCTAGGCTCAAGAAAGGTCTTGATGCCGCGATTCAAAACCAACTTTTTGGGATGACTTAAATGGCGAACACACAGGCAATCTGCACTTCGTTCAAGGTTGATCTGCTGAATGGCATTCATGCCTTTGGCACAACTGTTGCACGTGCTGGAACAACAAAGGATGATTTCAAGGCGGCACTTTATTTGTCGTCGGCTACGGTTAACGGCACTACTGCTGCATATTCTGCGACAGGTGAAGTTAGCGGTTCTGGCTATACGGCAGGCGGTGTCGCTGTTACAAACGCTACGGCGCCTACGGCTGGAGCAGGAACAACGGCGTATTGGACACCTTCAGCGTCTATTGTATACACAACAGTGACGATTGGCCCGACTGATGCTGTGTTGATTTATAACGACACGCAATCAGATAAAGCTGTTGCCGTGTATACATTTTCTGCGCAAACGGTTACTGCAGGCACATTGACATTGACGATGCCTACCAACGACGGTTCTACGGGATTGCTTCGGATCGCTTAAACAACACACATCGGTGCAAAATGACTGTAGAAAAGGACTCTGCACCGATGGATGTTGACCCGCAGCACAAAGACGCAAAACTCATGAAATGGATAATGCGTCAAGTAGCGCATGAGTTACGAGACGATCCTGCATTTACGGACCCTGTGTACGAACGCATGGCCGCAAAAATTATTGGGCATGCGTTTTCGCTGTTTGTGCGATGGTTAGGCATCACAGTATTAATAGCGGCTGGTGGGGGCATGTTGATCCTCCTAGGAGCACTCGGAAGGTTTCCGCAATGGTTCGGCGCTTAAATATTGTGATGCCGTGGATACTTGCTTTTGTAGCAGGCATGCTGATTGCTGTCGGTGCTGTTCCGATTGTGTTGTTTGTGGCGGATTGGTATCAAGCTTGGGATGATGTAAATAACCCACCGGCCACGCTTGCATGGAACAGTATAGAACGCATAGACAGCAACCGGCTTAGGGTAAAAATGCTTGTTACTAGGCACGAAGATTGTTTAATGGTGCGAGCATTGGGGTATACGGAAAAGACGCTACAGGCTATGCAGCCTGCTGATTTTTTTGGGCGAGAAGATGGGGAGCCACCACAAAGCTACCCGGTTGGTATTACTGTGGTTAGTCGTCCGTGGCTTTTGCGTGGAGTTTACGGAGATAAAATTGCTGTTAGCGCATACTACGACTGTGATAATCGCATCGTAAAAGCTCCGCTGCTTATTGGCGACGTACCTGTTTTTGGCATCAAAGGAAAACACGATGAGTGACTTCCAGGGCATTCAAGGTGGCGGCGATGAGTTGGTGTATGAAGGGCAATACACATGGGGCGGCAACCCCAAGAAGCGTGTCATCGTGGCCAACACCGTTCATCAGAACGAGTTTTACGGTGGGCCGCATGGCCTGAGTTTGGAAGCTGCGTCAAAATTAGGCTATTACCAAGCCAGAGATGATTATGACGGGCAATGGTTGTGGGTTCTTGCAGGACAGATGGTGCCATTGACTGCAGAATTGCGCGCAGAGAAAAATGACGAGCCGGTGGCAACGCGCTCAGATTTGCGTTCGTTGCGTTCGTTGGCGCAGGATTTGGTTGCAGACATAGATCGGTTGATCAAATGATCGACAAGCTGCGTTCGGCTCTGGCTGACCGCAATGTTCAGGCTTTTCTGCGCGTAATTCGCGCTGGCGAAGGCACTTCTGACAAAGACGGGTATCGAAGGCACTTTGGTGGTGAGTTGTTCACCGACTTTAGTCAGCACCCGAAGCGTGCCATCACGAAGATGCTGGGTGACAAGCCGATTACCAGCACCGCAGCCGGCGCGTACCAGTTTTTGAGTCGCACGTGGGCCGAGTGTCAGGTGGCACTAGGTTTGCCTGATTTTGGTCCTGCCTCTCAAGATTTGGCGGCTGTGTTTTTGATCGCCCGCCGCAACGGACTTGAACATGTTTTGTCGGGTCGCTTGGAGCAAGCTATCGCAGCCTGCGCCGCCGAATGGGCCAGTCTCCCCGGCAGTCCGTACGGCCAGCCGACAAAGACGTTAGCGCAGTGCCGTGCCGTCTATGAGGCGCATGGTGGCACCCACGCGCCGGCTGGAGCAACCACACCGCAACCTGCAGGCGACCCCACACAATACTCACAGGAGGCAGGCATGCCAATCCCAATCGCCCCGATCGTGACGGCCCTCGCGCCGACTTTCTTGGAAATGCTGCCCAAGCTGGGAGCTTGGTTCGGCAGCGGCAGCAAGTCCAGCGAACGCAACATGGCCGTGGTCGGCGAGGCCATCAAGCTGGCGCAGACCACCGTCGGGGCCGTCAACGCTATGGAAGCCGTAGAGAAGATGAAGGCAGACCCGGAGGTGCGCGCCCAGGTCGAGCAGGCTGTCGAGGCGAACTGGTACATGCTGACGGAAGCCGGCGGCGGCGGCATCGAAGGTGCGCGTAAAGCTGACGTGGCGATGGTTTCTATGGAAGGGCCGTGGTGGACATTCCTGCGCTCGCCTAGTTTCTGGATGCTGCTTCTGTCTCTGCCGCTGGTCTATATCGTCGTCGGCTCAATCGCCGGCCTATGGGGGCATGCGGATTGGTCCAGTGACGTGCGCGCGTCCCTGGCGACTGCCGTCGTTTCGCTGATCGTCGGCGGCGCAGCCGGGTATTTCTGGGGACAGACCACATCACGCAACCGAACCTCGGCGCCATAATGGCAGGGTGCCGCTGTGAATCTGTACCATTGTCTTTTTTCACATCAACTGAGGATCATCATGGAAACAAATGCAGAACTCCTGGCTCGTATTAACGCAGCCGTTGATGTCGCCACCAGCACCAAAGCTATCGTCACTAAAATTGGCACCGAAACCGCCGCTGCGCTGGTGACGATTTCTGAACTGAGAGCCGCACTTGAACGCCAGGGCATGGTCAGCCCTGAAGTGTCTGCTGCGATGGGGGCACTTGAGACACAACTTGGCGGTATCCAGGCCGAAGCCGAGAGCGTCGATAAGCAAGTGCCGGATGCCTGACACCATGACCGGCCAGACCTTCGCCGAACTGAGCGCCCGCCCGCCGTGGTCTTGGAACGGCAGCTACGTGCACACCGGCCAGGGCTGGTTTAACGGCCCGTGCCCATCGCAGGCCATCCACGACTGCCGGCCACCGTGGCTCGATGCGCCTACTCCGCCCGTGCCTGAGCCCGCCACCTCGCTGATGCTGGCTTTCGGGCTGATCGCAGTGTTCATGTGGAAACGCCATGTCCTATGACTCCATCCAGCGCGCCGCAGTCGCCGCCTTGCGATCCCACGACGCTGCTGCTGCAGAGGCGGCTGTTGGGCAGAGACTGCGGCAAGTGGCGGACGGTGGTGAGGCTCGGGCCGACGCACGTCGAAGTGATAGCGGCGCGAATGCTTGCGCAGGACGCGATGGACCTGGACCCCGAAACGGAATGGCGAATCGTGGAGGACGCACCTCATGAGTGACCCCATCGTCATCGTCGGGCCTGATGGACATTGCTATGTTCCGATTGGGGAGCATGAGCGCACGCGGCGCAAGAAGGCACTAATGACCGAGTGCCTGATGAAGATTGCAGCGGCGATGAACAAACTGGCCGACGATCTTGAAACCGAGAACAGTTCGATTGAAGACGAAACGCGGCCTGCGCCGCTGGGGGATTGACATGCTGACGACTGCACAACTGACGACGCTGAAGGCGGCGATTCTGGCGGAGACGAATGCGGGGTTTGTGGAGTACCGCACGCAGGGCGCTACGGGCGCGATGGCGGCGTTCTACAACGAACAAGCGGCGCCAGCCTTCTACGTTTGGCGCAGCAGCTACACGCCGGAGTTGATCGCAAATGCTATCGACGTTGGCATCACGCAGCTTGACGGGCTGACGGCCAGCAAGCGCGACTCGCTGCTTTGGTGGGCGAACCGACAGCATGATGCAAGGTTGGCACAAACGCAGGCCGCCATCAATGATCTGTGCGGCTCGCAAAACACGCTCAAGAATGCTGTGCTGGACGGCGCCAAGCGACCTGTCACCCGCGGCGAGAAGCTGTACTGCACAGGGGCCGGGACGCTGGCCGCGCCCGCCGCTGCAGGCTTTGAAGGTACGGTCAGCAATGCCGACATCGTGGCGGCGCTGGAGGTCTAAATGGCAACAACTGCAACCTACGCACAAGGCACCAGAAGCTCGGCCGTTCTAGCCCTTGGCACACTGGCGAGTGCGACCTACGTCACCTCAAGCGCTATTGACCTCGGGGCCACGATCCCGATGGACGTGACGTTCGAGATGGAAGCGAACGCCAACGGCACGCCTAGCGGTAACAAGCAGCTTGTGCTGTTCTGCAAGTTCAGCCTGGATAACACGAATTGGGGCAGCGGCCCTGAGAGCGGCACCACGGCGACGGAAGAAGGCGATCTGCACTTCATCGGCGCCATGCCGACAGTGGATACCAACGACCACCGGAAGTTTTTCAGCCTCGCAGGGTTGCCGATTGCGCGCTACTTGAAGCTGGTGGTCAAGAATGACCTCGGCGTCGCGCTCACCAGCGGCAACGTCTACAAGTCTGACATCACGATTGTCTCGACCTGATAAGGCTTCGCCGTGCTGATTCTTAATAGGCCGTGGACGAGGCAGCCGCAGGGGGTTGTAGAAGTTGACAGGACAAATCCGCTTGGAGCATTTGCAAGCGAAGTCTATGTTCCGTCGATTAGTGCGACGATAGTTCGCGGTTATCAAACATCGCGTATTTCAACGGCGACGGTAATCCCAACTTTGCAGGGATTGGCGTTGTCTACTACGGCGAGCAGTGTTCAGGGCGTAAAGATTGCGGACAACGCTGAAGACATTTTTAAAGGTTCATCTACAGCCACCATTGCGGTGCTGCGTAGATGCGTAGATACAACCGCTAGAAACAGCTCAATTTTCGGCTATGGAATCAACGAGGGCGCGGGAAACGTTGACCGCGTGCTTTGCCATGCTCCATATTCAGACGACACACTTTATTTTGACTTTGCGAATGCAGCGTCAGGCAGCGGGCGTGTATCTGTAGCGTTCACAAAAACTACAGCATGGGAAACATTAGTTTTTGTCGCCAGCACTAGCGGCTCTATTGGACGTGAAGTTTGGCGGAATGGCGTTAGGATTGCCAATAACACAAGCGCTACGTCAGTCAGGACTTCAGTAACTAACGCGCCTTTCTATGTTGGAAGTACATATTACGCCACGCCAGGAGTAACAACATCAGATGCAGGCGAAATAGCATTATTTGTGGTTTCGTCGAGTGCATGGAGACAACGAGAGATTGCTGAGTTTGCGCGCAACCCGTGGCAGATTATCAAGCCACGCCGCATCTACTTCCCCACCGCAGCGGCAGCGGCGGGCGTTCCAAATCTCTCGGCCAGCACCTACGTGCCCGGCTCGTTGACCAGCACCGGCTGGCGCCCGCAAGTCACGGCAAGCTGACATGGCAGTTACCCTCTACTGGATTGTTCAGGCCGACGCAACGGCCACGCCAACGGGCGCGCAGATCGTCGCCGGGCAGGACGGCACGGGCGCGACGGCGCTCGCATCCGGTAGCGAGGCGTACACCAGCGCGGGAAACTACAGCGAAGCCAGCGCGATCACCGGCCTGACGGCTGGCACGCCATACGAACAGTGCTGGGTTGCCTACGATGGCAGCACATACAGCAGCGTTGCGACGGCGACGATCACGACGCATTCTGTTCTTGATGGGCAAGCAACAACTGTCTCAACAGGAACAACGACAGCGGCGATTAGCGTAGCCCTGTCAGGTTCTTCATCGACGGTTTCTACCGGCACAGTTGTACCAACACAAGCTGCAACGGTTAGTCTTTCGGGACAAACGACAACTGTCTCAACAGGAACAACGACAGCGTCAATAGCTGTAGCCCTGTCAGGTTCTTCATCGACGGTTTCTACCGGCACAGTTGTACCAACACAAGCTGCAACGGTTAGTCTTTCGGGACAAACGACAACCGTCTCAACAGGAACAACGACAGCGGCAATTAACGTAGCTCTGTCAGGTTCTTCATCGACGGTTTCTACTGGCACAGTCGTACCAACGCAAGCTGCGGTTGTTGACCTGACCGGGCAAGCAGTTACAACGTCGGCAGGAACGCTAACGTCATCGACAACCACATCGGTTGCGCTGGCCGGCGAAGCTGTTACTGTTTCTGCAGGGACGCTGGTTGCGACCCAAGGCAACATTGAATTACTGACGGGCGCCAGTGCCACGGTTTCTGCGGGCACGGTTGTTCCTTCTCTCACGGTTGCTCTGACCGGCGCTTCATCGACGGTTTCAGCAGGGACGGTTTCTCCAAGTCAAGCTACAGTTGTTGCCCTGACCGGCGCCTCAGTTACGGTTTCTGCGGGTACGGTGGGGATCACTGTTGCCGCTACTGCGGCACTTTCTGGTGTCCAAGCTGAAGTTTTTGCTGGCACAATGGCGCTACCCAACAGTGCCACCGTCGCGTTGTCTGGTGCGGCTCTCACAATCTCGCAAGGAACGATCTTTTTGCCCGGATTCTGGAGTCCCGTCGTGGACACCAACGCAAATCTGTGGATACCTGTTGTGGATACAGCCCCGAATGCGTGGGCTGAAATAAATTGAGAATGCCATGCCTTCGACTTTTACATCTTCTTTGCGGCTTGTAAAACAAGCGACAGGCGAGAACACTGAAACTTGGGGGGATATCTTTAATCAGCAATTTGCTGATTTGATCGATGTCGCTATTTCTGGGTACGCGTCTATTGCTATGTCTGATGCGGATAAGACGCTTACAAATCTAGAAGGTGCCAGTGATGAAGCTCGGTACATGTTCTTGCGTTTCACGGGGACGCTTACGGCAAACCGAAGAATCTTTGTTCCTGCTAGCTCAAAACTGTACTTTGTAGTAAACGACACTTCTGGTGATTTTTCTCTTGTCGTAAAAACGGCTTCTGGTTCCGGCGTAGAAGTACGCAACGGTGCTGCTGTTATTGTTTTTTGCGATGGCACAAACGTACGTTATGGGTTCACCCAAGTACCGAGTGACTTGGTTGTTGGCGGCGAAGATGGTGAGACTGGTAGCGGCGGACTCGACGGTACGGACGGCGCTACTGTAGGCTACCTTGAGATTCCGCAAAATTCGCAGTCAGCGGATTACACGTGCGTTCTGGAAGATTCTGGTAAGCATATTTATCACCCTGATGGGGATACTGCTACTAGGACATGGACAATACCCGCCAATTCGTCGGTAGCATACCCCCTCGGTACAGCTATCACGTTTCTTGTTGACCTCGGCGCAGGCAACATCACGCTTGAGATTGCGTCAGACACGCTAGTTTTGGCACCATCCGGCGCTACTGGTACGCGCACGTTAAACGCACCAGCTTCAGTCACAGCAGTAAAAGTCGCTGCTACACGGTGGATTATTAGCGGTTCTGGAATCGTCTAAAAATGGCCGCTACGCAACAAGCGCTGTTGATGGCAAGTGACAACGCAGTCACTGTTCCAGAGGCGTGCGAAGCTGATCCCTACTACTCCTGTGGCCCCACAAACGACCCGTATTGGGCGAATGTGGTGTTGATGCTGCATATGGATGGGACGAATGGGTCTACTACGTTTACGGATAGTAGCAGTCTTAGCAGAACACCAGCAACAAACACAAATGTAGCTATAACCACGGACCAAAGCAAGTTTGGTGGAGCGGCTGGTGAGCGAACAGCCGGAAGTGCAATTCTTGAGTATGCATATAGCACTGATTTTTCATATGCTGGATCAAACGCTTATACGATTGAATTTTGGTTGTTTTTGCAAGAAGCGGGGGCTACTGAAGTTTATTTTCTTGGGCAACGCTCTGGAACAGGCAAGTATTTCCGCATAACAACAGCGGAAACAATGTTCTTTCGAGCGGATGGGGCTGCTGAATTATCTTTTGGAACAATTCCAAAAGATGTGTGGACGCATATTGCCGTTTCATGCGATACAAGTACGGTTAGATCATTTGTTAATGGAGAAGAAATAAGCAGTGCCGCAGCATCATCTTATACTGATACAACCACTACGGCCCTTTCTATCTTTTCAGCGTCAGGTCTTTGGAGTACAGCAGGACTTGTTGGGTATCTGGATGACTTACGTATCACAAAAGGAGTCGCCCGCTACACTGGCAATTTCAATATCCCGACAGCGGCGTTTCCTGATGCGTTGGATAGCGCATGGTTCCGCACCATGCAGAATACCGTTGATGCATACGCGGCGAATACCGTGTTGCAACTCCATATGGAGACAGATTTTTCGGACAGCAGTAGCTACAACAGAACTCCTACAGTTAACGGTAACGCCACGATAGCGGGTACAGCAAACCGATTCAATCTCGGTGGTGGTGTGTTTGACGGTACAACAGACTACGTGCAGTATCCGAATAGTGCCGATTTCCAGTTTGGCACTGGAGATTTCACTGTTGAATTCTGGGTTAATACTGCGTCTATCACGAACGGTCCCTATATTGTTTCTTTTCGAGACGGGACAAATCAAGGTTGGTATGTAGTTTTTGCTTCAACGTTATCTGGGGCGCCATCGTTCTATTCAAACGGTCCCGTAAACGGGCTATCGTTGACAACCAGTGGCGCTCTAGCAAATAATGTTTGGCGACACATTGCATTTTCGAGAGTTTCTGGTGTACTTTATGGTTTTATAAACGGGATTGCTGGTGGTAGTGTAGCAAACACCGTAAATTATTCGGGTGTCGCATCGGCATTAGCAGTCGGTGCGGATTACAACGGCACTAACAGTCTAACTGGTTTTGTTGATGACGTACGCATTACCAAAGGTGTAGGCAGATATACGGCGAATTTTGTACCTGACGGAGAACGTGGGCGAACAGTTCTATCCCTGCATGCTGAAGACACAGACGACTCGTCTTGCTACCAGCCAAAGACTGTCACACTGACTGGCAGCGCGGCGGTTTCAACAGCAGAAAAACAGTTCGGCACAGCTTCATTTTCTGTTGCTAACGCTGGCACAAGTACAGCAAATGGTGTGGTCATCACGGATCACATGGATTTTGACTTCGGTACAGGCGATTTCACCATCGAGATGTGGGCATATCATTCATCGAATGATTACGCCGGGACGCTGTTCTACTACACCGAAAGCTCTGCTTTCTCGCTTGTTGTAGCCGCAACGACAGGACTTGTCACCCTGAATTACAGAAGTAGTGGTGGTGCGCAAGCTAATATCGCAACAGGTGTCGTATTTCCTTTGACAACATGGCAACAGGTTGTTGTGCAGCGCCGGGGTACGAATTTTGAGTTCTACCTCAACGGCGTGCTGGGAAATACAACCGCTATCACGGGCGGCGCATCTTCGACGGTAAATTCTACTGGCGACTTCTACTTAGGGCGCACAAACGCATCTAGTGCGTTGACGTGGGCTGGCTACATCGATGAAGTTAGGATTACTAAAGGAGTCGCCCGCTACCCAACCGCATTTACTCCCCCCGCGCAACCAAACTGCGACAGTGTAGTCCCAGGAAACATCGTTGCCGTTCCCGGCACGTCTCCGTTGACGGGCATGTCGGTTGCGGTGCAGCAGCAAACTATTGGGGATCAGAACGGTGCTGTGGCGCTTAGTGGGGTTAGTGCTACAGTGAATGCTGGTGGGCTTTTTTCGGATTCCGTCACATCGAGTAAAACAGTTGCGTTGCTTGGGCGAAGCGTCACGGTTTCTCGTGGTACGCTTTCGGTTCCAAAATACCCAAATCTAGTCAATTCGGTAACACCTTCTTTTTTGGTAACTTCTCCGACAGTAGCAAGTTTGACTGTTACGTTTAGACCTGATGGCACATGGACAGCGATTGACGGAGAAGGCGCCACACGTATTTCCGGAACGTGGATCGACACAACGCAGACGGCGTATGCAATCACGTCTATTTCACACCAGTACAGAGTTGTTGCGGTGAGTGTGTTTGTTGGGTACGCTCCGTACTACTCATACCCAACAACTCCGTTTACCCTTTCTTCAGATTTTGTTTTTGTTGCTCAAAACCTTACGTACGTCACAACAGTAAATTTTGATTTTCAAATTACAATAAGCCCAACTAGCACAAATCCTCGGTATGCAGAAGCGTTTTATTCTGGAACACACCGAATTACGGTAGCAATAGAGTTGAATTGATAGCGTAAAAAATGACAATCACAAAAGTCCAGTTCAAACCCGGCATTCGTCGGGAAGGTACTTCTTTTGCCGAAGAAGGAAGCTGGTACGATTGCGACAAGATCAGGTTTCGTGCTGGGCGCCCTGAAAAGATCGGTGGATGGACGACGTATACAACGGCTACATTTAAAGGCGTTGTTCGTGTTATGCACAATTGGTCTTTGCTTGATGGCAAAGATTGTCTCGCGCTCGGTACAAGTAAGAAGTTCTACATCGAGTATTCTGGCAGCATTTATGACATCACGCCGATTGTCTACAGTGCTACTGGCGGAACTAACCCAATCACTTCCGGCGCTGCCGGCACAGCTACGCATACGCTGACAACTCCAGGGGCGCATAATGCGTCTATCGGAGATACGTTGCAGCTTAGTGGAGTTACCGGCGATTGTGATGGCATTGTTGTTGATACGTACAACAACCCGTTTACTACAAAAACGGCAGGGTCTAAGCTTGTTCTCGTAACTACAACAAACCCTCACTATGCGGCTGTTGGCGATAGTGTCGTGATTTCTGGGGCCACTGGTTTTGATGGGATTCCTACAGGCGATTTAAACACAACGCATACAATTATTGAAGTTGCTTCGGCAACGACGTACTGTATTGCAGTCGCAACAGCATGTACTGCTGGTGGCATAACGGGTGGTGGCACGCCCGTAACAGCAAAATATCAAGCGCGAATCAACCGCTCTTTTACAATTGTCGATGTGCCGTCAGGAACCACGCTGACCTTTACAACGGATACTGTATGCACCACAGGCGGTGTTGCTTTTGGCGGCGCTGCAGTGTCAATCAAGATCGAGCTTGAATCGGGCTTCACACTCAACGCATTTGGCGGTGGGTGGGGTACTAGTTACTGGTCACGGGGACCGTGGGGCGGGTCTATCTCGTCTACAGTTTCAGGTATTTCCCTGCGCATCTGGAGTGTTGACAACTACGGCGAGGATTTGATTTTCTGTCGGCGCGACGGTCAGATGTTCTATTGGGATGCCACGAACGGGCTAGACACAAACGCCGTTCTGGTATCCAGTCTCCCCGGCGCCAATGAGGTTCCTACACAAACTAGTATTGTACGTGTTACCGAAGACAGGCACGTATTAGCAATCGGTGCAACAAACCGCCTTAGTGCGCTGTTTGATCCGTTGTTGATTCGGTGGTCTAACCAAGAAGATTTTCTTGAGTGGGAGCCTTCGGCAACCAACACTTCCGGCGCTATTCGCATCCCGCTTGGCAGCTACGTAATGGCGGCTATTCACGCGCGTCAGGAAATTCTTGTTTGGACAGACAGGTCTCTACACTCGTTGCAGTTCATCGGCCCACCGTATATTTTTGGTATCCAAACGCTTGCGGAAAATACAAGTATCGCTGGCCCAAATGCGGCAATCAACGCAAATAATGTCACGTATTGGATGGGGACTAACAAGTTCTGGATGTATTCAGGACGTGTTGAAGCCATGTCTTGTGATGTTCAGCGGTACGTGTTTGATAACATAAACTTTGGGCAATTGCCGCAAACGTACGCAGCGGCAAATCCGCAGTTTGCTGAAATCACGTGGTTTTACTGCGATAGCACATCGTCGCAAATCAACAGGTATGTAACGTACAACTACGAGCAAAACATTTGGACAATAGGTTCGATGGCACGTACAGCCATGCAGTTCTGCCAAGGGCGCAGCGGGCTTCCTTACGCTGCTGGCGGTGGCTACGATAGCGACAACGGAAAGCTGTATAAGCACGAAGTTGGGTATGATGACGGTTCCACAAACCCGCCAACAGCCATTGAAGCATACATTGAATCTGCTGATTTTGGCGTTGCGGACGGAGATAAACTGATTTTTGCAGATCGCATCATTCCAGACATTACATTTGCGCGCTCTACTGTCGATGATCCTACTGTGGATGTCACTGTCGAAGCTAAGAAATTCCCGGGGCAGAGTATACAGTCTTCAGATGCACGTACGGTTTCTAAATCAGTCACGGGCACAGTAGATCAGTTTACGACACAGATGTGGGCTAGGCTACGCGGAAGAGAAATGCGGATAAAGATTTCCTCTACAGGCATCGGCGTATGCTGGTTGTTGGGTACGATTCGCATTAATATCCGACAAGACGGAAGGCAGTAAATGTCTATACAATTTGTTCCTCTGCCGATTCCGCCAAAAGACTACAATCAGCAATACTTCAACGAATTGCTGCGTGTGCTTAATCTCTATTTTAGAACAATACAAAACCCGGGCGATAGCGTAGTCAACACTCTACGCATTTTAAACTTGCCAACCTCAGATACAGATTTACCATCAGGGTCTGTTTGGGTTGATACTACGGCCAGCAACGCTTTGAAGATCGTCCCATGAAAATTCCTGCCATCCTCTCCCCGCGCGGCTACGCTGCTGGCGGCATCGCGTCTATGCCCGGGCGCCACATTGGCGGTCCTGGGGATGGTATGTCGGACTCGATTCCATCCAGTATTGATGGGCAAGACCCCGCTGCACTGTCTTCCGGCGAATTTGTGGTGCCTGCCGACGTTGTTTCTTTCCTAGGAAACGGTGACAATGACGCGGGTGCTGCCGTCTTGGACAAGATGGTAGCCAAGATCAGGCAAGCGAAGACCGGGCGCGCTTCGCAGCCCCCGCAGATTGATCCCGCGCAATTCATGCCGAGGTAAATATGGCTACAGACCCGTGGGCAGAAATTCTGGCGCAGATCAGTCAGATGAAGGCATCTCCTGTTGATCTACGCGCGTCTATGCAGAGCAACCCGAATGATCCGAATTCGGGGTCGGGAAGCGGTGGAACAAATTTGGCATGGGGCAACGTGCCGGGGCTTGCACAGTTCTATTCATATGATCAGGCAAACAACCAAGAAAACTTCAACCTAGCGGCGGCGCTGCCAGAAATTGAACGGTTGGGTTATACCGTCATGCAGGGTTTTAATCCTGCTGGAGAAGCATCAGGAACGTGGGTGGTAGGCCCCGATGGAAAGCCTATTGCTCAATCTGCGTATCTGACAGGCACGAATGATGACAACTTCAAGATTGCCTCACAACTGGCTTCCGCGCTTGTTGGTAATGCTGTAGGAGGTTGGGCTGCTGCGGGCAATAACACAATGGGCGGCGCAGCTTCTGGTGGTATAGATTCTCTTACCGGCGGCGGCACTGATGCAATGCTAGATGCAGCAGGAAATCAGGTCCCGTTGAATATGGCGGCGCTTGAGTCCGGGTTGGGTACTCCTGGCTATGGGTACAATGCCGCTGCTGGGACATCAGGTATGTTTAATCCTGATGTCATTGGCTCTGGTGCAGGGCTGATGTATGGGCCAGGTGGGGCGATTGTTCCCTACGACCCTGCGGCTGTTTCTGCGATGACGGCGAACGATGCTGTTAAACCCGTAAACACAAAACCAGCTTCGGAGTGGACAGACGCAGAATGGGATGAATACCTGAACTCTTCTGATCCAAACCTAAATGCGCCTACAAACGCACCAGTAACAAGTGAAACAGTAGACGTTATCGGACAAAGAATTCCTACTGTAAATGCTGGTGCTGCTGTTGGCGCCGGTATAGGTGCGACATTGCCGAATTATGGCAATGAAGGCAACAACTATCCGCCTTCTACGAACAACCCAGACTACGGTAATGAAGGTAGAAATTACCCAACACCTGAGTCTACACAAGGGCCGGGTGGTTCTCCTGTCAACGCTGGACCTACACCAGATTGGAGTAGTTCAATCAAGGATTGGGTGCTGAAGAATCCGAAACTGGCGATGACGCTGGCGGGGTCTTTGTTGGGTGGTGGCGGAAGTAGCACACCAGCACCGGCTGCACCGGGTACAGGCCCACAAGCAGGGTTCACGGCTACACCAGCGCCTAGTCTTGGTAGGCAATACGTAGCGCCACCGCCTGGGTATCGTCCTGGGTTTGATCCAGAACACAGATATTTTACAGGTATCGGCACGGTCGGTACAGGGGGTTGATATGGCTGATTTTTCCTTTACTGATCTGATGGACTGGTTCGGCAAGAACCCCGATTGGACCGGCGCAGCTATTGGCGGACTTGGTACGCTGATTGATCCGGCAAAACCATCGACACAGACGACATCGAATACCGTCAATCTGCCAGATTACATCGCACCATATGCGCAACGTACTCTCAACAAGTTTGAGGGGTTCTCGAACGAAGGGTACATGCCCTATTCGGGGCCGCGCGTAGCTGATTTCAATGCGGATCAACTTGCGGGTTTTCAGCGATACCGCGACCTCAATCCCAACAACCCAATGCAGACACAGGGTGGTGGCATTGTTGGGCAAGCAGCGCAGGGGTTGCTGGGGCAAGCTAATCAGCGGTGGGATCAAGCGCAGGCTGACCACTACATGTCCCCATACATGCAGAGTGTGGTGGACATTCAGAAGCGCGAAGCGATGCGCGACTTTGGTCAACAGCAGCTAGGAACACAAGCGGCAGCGTACCGTGCAGGCGGTTTTGGCGGTGATAGACACGCTATTGTTGATGCGGAAAACTATCGTAATCTGAATCAAAATCTTGGTGACATTCAAGCTACGGGCTTGCAGAGCGCCTACACTAATGCGCAGGGGCAGTTCAACGCGGATCGTGCGGGGGCTACTGGAGCGTATTCGGGCGCTGCGGGGGCTGGAAACACACTGGCTGGTATTGGGCAGCAGAATTTTCAGAATCAGCTTGCGGCGAACCAAGGGCTCATGGGCATCGGCAACCAGCAGCAAGGGTTGCAGCAGCAAGGGCTCGACGTTGGCTACCAGAACTTCCTCGATCAGCGCGACCACCCGTTGAAGCAAGCGCAGATCATGCAGCAGGGCTATCAAGGCATGCCGATGACACAAACCACGACAGCGCAAGTTGGGTCCGCACCGTCGTTGGCGCAGCAGCTTATCAGTAGTGGTATTGGTGGGTACATGATGGGAAGCAAGCCATGAGTATCGTTGGCACACAGTCCGTATCCATGAGCGACCTGATGAAGTTGGGTCCGCAGGCACTTGGCGCTATGGCACAAGGGCAAACACAGAGTATTGCTCCCTCATACATGATCATCGCCGCCCTTAAAGCGTTGACCGATCAGCAGCGTGGTACTGGCGCACAAGTCCCTCAAGGCACCGTCAAGGATCAGGTGTTAGCTCAAGCCGCGCCGCCTGCACAGGCAGGGATTGGGGCTATGCAGCCGCAAGGGTTTGCGGAAGGTGGGCCAGTAGGTACAGCCGCCGTTAACGCCAAGATTGCGGATTACTTTCGTCAGCGGTTTGGCCCGGGGTGGGATCGTTTCACGGAAGAAACGCGACGTGGGCTTTCACAGCGCAGGCGCGTTGCGGGTGAATCCGACGACATTGACGAGCTTCCAAAAGGTACGGAAGCAACAAAGCCCGATGGCGATCCGTACGCGCGTGTTGGTACAGAAAAAGGCCGCGCTACGAACAACAATCCGAACTACAGCAACGAGCCGATTGAAGGTCAGCCGCCCGTTGTTGCGCCACCAATCGCCAATGAAATCACCGCACCCGCCGCTGCCCGTGGGCTCGGCAGCACAGGCGTGAATCCGACTGCGAAATATGGGAAGTTGGGCACATACGCGAAACCGGAACCCACAGCTACACCGGATCAATTCAATCTTGACATCCCAAAAAATCAACAGCTTGAAGCGGCTGCAGCTAAATACGCGGCTCCTGATGTTGCGCGCATGAAGGAACTGCGCGATGCTGAAGAAAACGCTGGGTTGGCCGCATTTGGTCGCGGCATGCTGAGTACAAAGAACGGCACTGGGTTTGGTGCTGTATTTGGCAACGCTGCTGCTGATTATGTAGATACCAAGGAAGCCAAGGCTGAGAAGCGCCGTGAGTACGAGGATCGGCGTGAAGCGCTGGCTACGGAACTCGGCGTTCGTGTTGGTGCAGAAGCTAAAGCCGACTATCTTGCGAATTCCAAGTGGGGCGCTGAACGGGCTGATGCAACTAACCAGCAAGCCATTCGTGTTCTTCAAGCGCAGAACGAAGCGACTCGATTCGGGAATGCAGAGATTCTTGATCGGGAGAAGATGGCGATGACTGAACGGATCGCCGCTCAGTCTGCTGCGATTCAACGAGAAGCCAATAGGTTGCAAGCGGAAATTCGGAAAGATGGTGTAGATCAACGCAAGTTTGAGCGCCTGATGGCGCTTCAACAAGGTGCAACTAAAGTTGCGCAAGATGCGGCAGATGCGTATGTCAAAGCAAATCCACGAGTTTTGGCTGGTGGGCCAGATGTTGAGGCGCACATTGAAGCGCTCAAAGACAAGGAATACCGGAAGCTGTTTCCAGTAGCACTTGAGAACCTTATGAAAGAAGGGCTAGGTATTGGTGCTGGTGCAGCCCAACCTGCCGCCGCTGGACCTGTTGTGCGTAAAGCATATTAAATATGAGCTACAACTACCCACTTCCTGACGGCACTGTAATCAGTGTGCCGGATGAGACTCCTGTAAGTGTTGCGGCGCAGTGGGCACGTAGGGACTTTCCTGAATTGTACAAACAGGAAAAACCGACATCAAGCAGTGGGTGGAATAATGTTGGCTCTCTCATCTCCGGTGTTGGCAATGTAGTTCAGGTTCCGGGTCAACTGGCGGGTCTTGCTGGCCTAGCTGCACCTGACAATGCGCTTGTCAAAGCTGGTCAGGGTATCAAAGACTACGGTCAGTCGCTGAAGTCGGAAGAACGCAAAGAACAGGAACTGAAGATCGCGCTTGCGATTCAGGAAGCCGAGAAACTCGGTCTATCGGCAGAAGTTACAGAGACACTCAAGCAATACGCCAGCAACCCCGGTGTCACTCTGGGCATGCTGGTTGAGCAGATTCCGATGCTCGCCGCTACGATGGGCTCAGGTCTGGGCGCTCAGTTGGGCGCCAAGGCACTTGTCAAGGGTATCGGTGAAGTTGGGCTCAAGCGTGCTGGTGTAGCCGGTGCTGCCGGTGCCGGTGCCACTATGCAGGGTGCCGATGTCGGCGCCGAGACATACGACCGTGTGTACAAAGCTGCGGTTGCCAAAGGATTCACACCCGAGGCTGCGCATGAACGCGCTCTTGAAGAAGCTCGCAAGGCGGCACTGAAAGCCGGTGCGGTATCCGCCGCGACGATGGCATTCCTGCCCGGTGCTGAGAAGGCGCTGATGGGGATCAACCCTGCCAAGACGGCGCTGCGCGGCGCGGGTCGCACGGGTCTTGGTGAGTCCGTACAGGAAGCCGCCGAAGAAGGCAGCGGCGCGTACTTCGCCAACGTTGGGGAACAGTCGGTCGATCCCACGGTGGACACCACCCGGGGCGTAGGCTCCCGCGCTACCACAGGCGCCATTCTCGGCGGGCTCATGGGCGGCGCCACAGGCGCGTACAGCGGGCAGCAGGAAGCGCGGAAGCTGAAGACCGAAGCTCGGGCCGTTGAAGACGCGGAATCCGAGGCGGCTGCATCTCAGGAAGAAGAGAAAAAGAAACAGGCTGATGCTGCCAAAGGTACTGAGCAGTATCTTCTTGAACTGGATGGTAAGTTTCAAGAGCGGAACAAGACCCTGGCCGACCTGACGGCGCGCATCAAGGCGTATGGCAAGCCCGACTCGACATCGGCTGAGGCGCTGGAAAAGAAGCAGCTTGAAGAACAGAAGCGCAAGCTGGTTAAAGACACAGAACCGCTGAAAGAAGAATTTGTTGCACGTCGTTCCGAGATTGAACGCGCTAAGAAAGACCCGCAAGACTTCATGATGGAGTCGTTGCTGGCAGAACCGACAGTGAGTGCGGGGTCGCCAACGTCACTGAGAGCAATTAGAGAAAAGATTGCGGCGCAACAAGCCGAAGCGAATAAGCCGCCCCCGACGCCAGAAGTTGAGCAAGCCAAGAAAGAACTCGCTGGCATCATGGCGGGTTTACAGAACTACGCGAATATCACAGGCGGCAACATCACTGCTGCTGATGTGCTTGAGAAGTTGACACCTGAGTTAGTTGCTGCGGCACAGAAGCACAAACTGACGCTGCCCGGGATGGACCCGGCTTCGTCCGCGTTGCTGATTAAGACAGCGGCTAAGGATTTCGAGAAAGCACAAAAAGCTGATCTGACTGCAACGATGCAGCAACGTCAAGCCGATTTGGCTGCGCAGGCTACTACGGCGACACAGGAAACAGATCCTTTGGCTATGCTGAAGGAGTCGATGGCGGATCAGGCTGACTTCCAGAACACAGGCGAGCAGAATTTCGACTATCTCGATGGCGTCTTTGAGAAGGCGCTTGGTGAAAGTAATGAAACTGGCCCACGCAAAGTAGCACTGCCTGAAGGTGTGCGCCCGATTCACAACGCCAGCAGTATCCTCGACCGTGTTGACTCGCTCTATGCAGAGCGGGATATGGCCGACAAAGACCTCGACACGGCATCGCGCTCAGGTAACAAAGAAGCTGCGATGGCTGCAGCGGCGCGTCGTGAAAAGGCGAATACTACGCTGCTTGGGTTAGTTGACACTACCCCCGTTGCTGGCGGCATCGTACAAGAACGCAAGAAACAAGAAGGGGCGATGGCAGATGTCGCGTTCCTGATTGACGACCTTGCTGCTAATCGCACACTTGGTTCCCGTAACCAAGAAGCTCGTGGGTCTGCCAGTTCTACGCCCGAGACACTGCGGAACCAGATTAGCAAAGCGCGTCAACAATACGTACAGGCAGTTATTCAAGAAGCTGCCATTACACGCGCCGCATTTGGCAAGGCACTAACAGAACGAGAAGCGCTTCAAGCTGCTGCTGAAATCCAGCGTGTTTTCAACGAGTGGGTTACTCGTGCCGGTGCACTGCCTAAAGAAATGGCGGAAGAAGAACGTGTCAAGGTGCCTGCACAGATGCGCGGCACTGAGCTTGTTCGTGGCGCCGAGATGGAGAAGTTTGACCCGCGCCCGTTGGCAGAACGGCGCCTGGGCGCGTACCGTGCAGCCACTGAAGTTTTTCAGGATCAGATCAACCGCATCGTGGCGCCGCTGGTGTCTGTGCGGGAAGAAGGCAAGCGTGTTGAGCAGCCGCTGCGCATGCAGTTTGCTGAGTCTGAAGCTGCTAAGACTGCTGAGGCACGTGGAGAAACTGCACAAACACGTGGTGGAGAACTGCGTCGTCGGCGTGAGTACGTAGCTGACCTTGTTGACAAAGCCCTGCGCGAGCGGGGCATGTTGCCGCCAGTGAAGCGTGCACTTGAGAAAGCTGCTGCCAACATTGACACAGGCACAACTGATATTACTTCGGACATTGAAGGGCAGCGTTTTACTGCAGGTTTGCTCGACGCTGCTGAACAACTAGCGCGGCGTGTGTTGGATGGGCAAAAAGAAAAAACTCAGAACAGTAAGCTGGTTGCACAGATTAATGAAGCGACCCGTGACACTACGCCCGCTGAAGGCCAGCAAAGTCTGTTTGATCCTGCACCGCTAGAGCAAAAACAAGAAGCCACACGCGAGCGTATTGCCAAGCTGGAAAAACAGATCAGTGATCTGAAGGCAGGCAAGTTTCAGTCACTGAAAGAAGGTGTCTCTGCAGCCAAGCGCATCAGCGGGCTTGAAAAAGCCATTAAGATTCTGCAGGACGACAAAAAGGCAGGTATCGACGCCGATGTGCGGGCTATGCGCAAGGAATACGCGCGGCTTCAAGGCGACCTTGGATTCTTCCGTGCCACCGCTGCTAACTTTGAAAAGGCGCCGGAAGTCAGGGCGGGGCGCAAAGCTGTTGAACAAACTCGTGCTATCAAGGCCGCTTGGGATGCCATCGACGCACGCACCGAGAAAGAACGTGTTGACCTGAAAAACCGGCTCGATGCTATAGACGCGCGGCTGAGTGATTTTGCTTGGATCAAGGAAGCACAAAAAGCTGGCCCTGTTGAACTGGACGAAACGCGTGAAGCAGAACGGGCCGCGCTACAAGCAGAACGGGCTGAAAAGGGTGCAGTTGTTACACCAACAAAAGGACCTAAGACTGCCGAAGAATTTGCGCGAGACAAAATCAAGCAGCAAGTCCAAGCGGTACGTAGGGCATACCAAGAAGCGGTTCTTCGTGCTCTCGGTAATCTGAAAAATCAGGCAATGACGCCTGAAATGCAGGCTAGACAAGCAGAAGCCGAAACGGCTGTACAAGGTGCCTTCACTTGGTTGCGGGAACTGACTGCACAGAAAGATGCAGCTAAACTTGAGCTAGATAGGCAGAAGCGCGAAGTCGCCAAGAAAGAAGCCGAGCTAGAAAATGAAGAAGGCGCGGAAGGATTGCGCCTTGTGCTGGCTGGTATGGTTCCTGGCATGAACCGCCTTGCCAAAGATCAGATCACTGTTCTTGAACAACGTATTGCGCTTGAAGAAGAACGCCTTGATGCAGCTTCTAAGACATTGGAAGAAATCCGCGATCAGGTACGCGAGTCATGGAACGGCGCTAACCTCAACGCCGAAGCAGCTACAGACAAAACAGTTGCGTTTGAAAAGCTGAATCTCGATTACTACGCCAACCAGTTGCGTGAGCAAGGTTACGTCGTTGATGTAGAGAAGGGCACTGTCGAAACCGCACGCGGAACGCCAGCAACACAGCAGGCGGCAGAACTGCGCCGGCAGAAAGAAGCCCTGGCACAAGCCGAAGCTACGCAAACGAATTTCGCTGCGCAGGCAGATGCGATGCGCCCCCTGCAACAAGGTTTGGGGCTCCCTGGCACCCGGGTCAAGTCGAAGCGTGACCAGTATGGACGCGTGACCCGCGACATCGAGCGCATCCCCTCAATCACCGAGCAGGACGAAGCCATTCGGGCAGCGCGAGAAGAAGCCAAGGCACAGGCAGAGGAAGAACGTGCAGCCACCAAGGCGGTGAATGACGCTGCACGTGCGACGATCCAAACCGAGATTGATGGGCTGACAAAGCAAGCCGATGACAAGCGCGCTGAGATTCAAGCTACACCAAACAAGCGTGCACAGAAACCGCTTGAAAAGGAATTGCAGGCTATCTTGTCACAGTTGGCTGCACGGAAACTGGCACTCGACAACGTAGGCAAGAAGCGCGTGTTCCGGCAGCAGCCAGTTATGCGTGAGCAGACTTCCGCGCCACTGAACATGCGCACGGGTACGCCCGAGAGTCGTGAAACTACGCTGAAGGCGCGTGCAGCCAATACCAAGAAGTTGACTGCCAAGGAAGAATCTGCGCTGGCTAAGGCACTGGCTAAGCAGAAAGCGCGCGATGAAGCGCCGATGGATTTTGAACCCGATGACGACATCTCGGGGTTTGGCACATCGCCGGATGTGTACTTCTCTCGTGGCGGTGAACCTACGGGCACAACGATCAAAAATATCGTTGATGAACTAGACAAAGCATTGGGAGAAACAGGGCTGATTCGTGGGCGTGTTGAGGTTTTTGCGAGCCCGCCTGAAGGTGTGCCCGAAGATGCACGGGGTGCTGTTATTGACGGCAAAGCCTACCTTTACGCAAGCAACATCGAAAAAGGACAGGCGCTTGCTGTTTTGCTGCACGAAGTTGGCGCCCACCTTGGCTTTAAAAACCTTTTTAGCCCGCAACAATATGCACAGCTTGTTTCTCTAGTTCGTTCTTGGGCGGCAAAGAGAGACGGAAGCGTAGAAGCACGTATCGCTAAAGCGGCAATGTTGCGTGTAAAAGAAGTAAACACACCAAAAGCACAAATTGACGATGAGGTTCTTGCTTATGCAGTTGAGGAAGCTGTAAAAGCAGGCATCACTCCGGACACAGCCGCAGGCCCATTCCAGCGTTGGGTTCGTACTGTCGTGAATGCGCTCAAAAAAGCTCTAGATGTTTTTGGCATCACCCCAGACAAGCTGACTGCACAGCAACTTGTTGATATGGCATTTGGTGCGGCCAATCTTGAGTTGCGAGGGACTTGGCACGGTACTGGTAAAAAGTTTGATGCTTTTGACCATTCTTTCATGGGCACCGGAGAAGGCGCACAAGCTTTTGGGTGGGGCACTTATGTCGCGCAGAAATACGGCGTAGCTGAAACTTATAAAAAGCTGGCAGACAGAAAGATAGCAGAAGCAAAAAAATGGAATGAAACCTTTGGGGATGAAGCGTCACAGTTTACTATCGATGGTAAATCGCTAGAAGAATTTAATATTGAACATTCCGGTGAAATAGACCCCGAACATTTTGATGAGTCGAACGCTTTTGATGCTGCGTTGCTTGCGGCTAAAAAATTTAGTAAAACTTCTGCAACAAAAGAAGAAGCTTTTGTAAAAGGCATGGAAGATCATTTGGCAGTGATTAAGCGCCAAAAAGACTATGCCCAGAATCGCCTTGCTGTATTGAAAGCACGTCCGCAAAACGCAACTGTCAAAAAAGACATTCGCTACAAACAAAGCAGCATCGATAGGATTGATGTAGAAATCGGCGTACTAGAAGCGGCTCTCAAGAAGGCTAATACTATTGAATTCGTAGACTACGAACCGTCTACGATGGCGAGGGTTTTGCGCACTAGGCCCGACACAGATTTCATGGAATGGGATGTCGCTGAAGAAGATCAGTCGCAAACAGTTAAGCAAGGGATGGCAGATGCGCTTACTTCGCTTTCGGCTAAAGAACTTAAAAAGTTCAATACTGCCAAGAAAACTTTCAACACAGAAGACGGACACGGTTTCTATAAGTCTTTAGCACTTGCGCTAGAAGATCGAGCAATAAAAGAAATTGGCCCTGGTAAAACTACAGGCGAAATTATTGCTGCTGCGCAAAAACACGCGTCTTTGCTTCTTAATGAAAAAGGCATTGCAGGCACAAAATTCCTAGATAACCAATCTAGGTTTAAGCCTATCACGGATAAATCGACATTTAACTACGTTTTGTATTCTGACAAAGATGCAGAAATCGTGGGGCATGATTTTGGAAACACCAAAGGTGCAACTGCACCGCTTTTTTCTAAGCGCACCTACACATCCCCAGACATCGAAGAAGCTTCAAACACATTCATCGGACGCGACAAGGGAAAACTGGCGGCGATCCGTGAGGCAGCTACTGGCCTATCTATACGCACGCGATTTGTTGACAACTACGCAGCGCTGAAAGAAGCGCTTAAGCGTGGTGATGCTACGTACGCTATTCAGGTCACGTACGATCTGATGAACTACGCACAGCGTAACCACATGGTGCAGCAGTCGGTGATGACCGGCCCGCCCGTGCGCATCAAAAGCAAGCACAAGGGCAAAGATGTGCGCATGGTTGAGGCGCAAGAAGGCCCGACGCTGCGGCGTGTGAGTGAGTTGTTGGCCGCTGTCAAGGACTTTGGCGACCATCAGGCTACATCAGATGCGTTTACTATGTATGCGCTGGCTAAGCGCGCTCAGACGCGTGGTTGGGATCGTGTGTTTGCGGATACATCATTCCCCATCAACGCCTCACCGGAAACAATCCAGCGCATTCGTGCCGAGAATGCCAAGAAATCCAAAGCACGCGCACAGGCCGACGCATTGGTAGCCGATGAAAATTCACCGTTCCTGGCTGCGTACAAGGAATATCAGGATTGGAACAAGGGCATGCTGCAGTTCGCGCAGCAAGCCGGTGTCATCAAGGAAGAAGACTTCCGCAGGCTCGCTAGCGAAGCCAACTACACGCCGCTGTTCCGCAAGGACAAGCACGGAAATCTCGTGCTTGAAATTGACCAAGGGCGCGACATCACGGTCGGGCGCCTAGCTGACGAGCCGCATCTACAAAAACTGCTTGGCGGCAGTGGACAAGTGATGGATTTCTTCACTGCGTCCGTACGAAACGCATCCGTCTTGGTTGACGCTGCGTTGCACAATATCGCTTCGCGTGAGGCGGCATTGGCACTTGAGGCTATGGGTGCAGCACACCCGATATCTGAAAATGAGAAGAACGAAAACACTATTGAGTTCCGCAAAGACGGGGACCTACAACGATTCGCGGTAGACACGTCGGACACTGCTGCAGCCGATATCCCGACCGATCTGCTGGTGAAGGGCTTTGCCGGTGTTCCAGCTAGTCTTCCCGGGTGGGTGCGCATGATGGGCGTTCCTGCACAACTCCTGCGCAAGACGGTGA